CTAGAAGGTCGAGTAATAGGTCTTGCAACAACACCGGTCTCTAAGCCTCCGCCTCCAGGACCCACGCGCCCTACAATGCCTGCATCCCTTGTAGGAACTCCTACTCTTCTAGCAGCTTTAGTAGCTTTGGGGGCTTGACTAAAAGCTTGGCCTAGTGCTCGTCTCAGAAGTTTAGTTATCATGGCTAGCGGTAGTTAGCATTTAGGTAAACATTTGAACCTACAGCGTTATCTGCAGGACCAGGAAGCGCTTGGATAAATTCAGCACCTGAACGCTCATAGCGATAACGTGCTTGGAAAGGATCCTTGTAATTAGGAACATACAAGATTGCCGCTAAAGCATTAGTCTCATACAGATAAATCTCATCCCATACTTTTAATGCTTCCCGAGCATTGCTTGATGAAATCGTACGATCAACATCACCCTCGATCTTTTCAATACGAGTCGATGGAGAGGTTGCAACTTCAGTTTTACGCTCAGCTGTATCGCAACGACCTAAGTGATAAATAATCTTTCGATAAAAGAATGAGTCAGGAATAGTATTCATTGACTCTTCCAGGCGAGCGTAATCACCTGCGGGCACAGACACAGTGAAGTATCCTAAATGATAACGTACTCGACTTTTATCAAAAGTAGATAACTGCACTGGCCGACCTCTTATCTTCTTATTATATTAGGTTAAACCTTAAAAATAAAATAAGCCCTCTTGGAAGAGGGCTTACATTAGATGCGGATTAAATCAGCAGCCATTACCGCTTCCCAATCTACTGTCTTAACAGTCTTTAATTGATCAAGGTTAGAGAATCTTTCACCCGAAAGAGACATCTGAAGGTCCTTGATCTTCTTGGCTGTTTTAATGCCGACGCCTTTGATATGATCCGCGATCATTTGAGCAGAGGCGTTATTGATGTTCAGTCTTGTATCAGGTGGGAAGTCCCTAGGCGTTTCCTTGTTGGCACGATCTTTAACTTGTAAAGACTTTACCTTTTTGGTAGCTGATGAATCCTCTTCAATCTCTTCACGCCAAACAGTGAAAAGGCGACCTTCGGAGTCTTGTACCATCCTCCAATCGCCATTGTCCCACTCCGTAATTACTTTAAGAGTGGCCCCCGTTTTTTTGTGACGGTATAACATAAGACCAGTAAAATTTTACTGGTCTTATTTTAACCTATTCAGCTGCCGCTGCTAACAATTTTGTTAGGAAGATAAGCTTCAATGTCGTTGTAATCAGATGCAACATCAGGTTGGATGTAGCAAAGCTCAACAACAATGTAGCCAAAGGTTCCAGCGGTGGCATCTCCAGAGGAGATGTAGAAACCGCCAGAGGTGGCAGTAGCGTTACCAGAGGCCTTTGCGTAGACCTTAAAGGTCGTAGCAGCGGTGTTCTCGCGGTAAACCTTACCTGCGGTAACACCAGCAGCGCCGGTAGCAGTCAGGAAAGGAGTTGTGCTGGTAGCAGAAGAGCCACCGGCAAAGTAGATTTCGCCAGCCTGACCACCGGAAGTGGTGGAGGAAAGGTTGGCCTGGATCAAACCTTCGCCAACGCCTGAAGCGGCGACAGGTGAACCAGCGTTATCGCGACCGAAAGAGATCACGTTTCCAGTAGCTGCGTACACACCAGAGGCAACGCGGTTGTCACCCCAGCCAGAGGCGATGGCAACAGTGGCGCGATAGCCGTATGCAGGCAGGTCAGTAGAACCGGAGATCACCATTCCGGTGATGTCGGTACGGGTGTCGTCTTGCCGATAGGGGGAAGGAACGATCACGTCAGCAGAGGCAACTGCGCCAGCACCGGAAGTTGCGGTGACTTTCACATAACCACGCTGTTGGAAGTAGCGGTAACCAGGGACGGCCAGCACAGAAGTGGGGCCAGCCTTGGAAGCATTGTTGGTACCGTCTTGGTTGGAATCAATATTTTTGTACCAACCGTTTAAGGCCTCTGTCCAGTTACCTGGATAGATTTTCTTAGCGGACAAGTAAGTCATTTATCTCTCCTATTGAGGTTTTCTTTTTACTTAATTAGGCTCAAAGTGTGCCGTCGTCTTGCACGAAGCTGAATGCGGTGGTGATGAAATCCTTATTCAGAATTTCGAAGCCTGCATACAGTTGCCAGATCAGGATGATGAAGCGGCTGAAGTCATCGTTGTTATTGATGAGCACCTGAGCGTTAGGACCGCCGATGCCAACACCAATGGACTGAGGACCGAAGAAGTAACCCTGAGCAACTTCTTTGGAAGCATAGGTGCTACCACCATCGAAAGAAGTAGTTACGTTCTTGTTGGGGAAGTTCGTTGACTCGTAGAACTTAACGCCTTCGAACTGAACACCAGTCGGCATCACGGGCTCACCGGCCAGGAAGTAGGCTTGGCCAGCCTGAGGACCCATGTAGAAGCTGGAGTTGTTAGGCATCATGGGATTACCCATGTACATGCCTTGTCCAGGATTACCGGAGTAACGTGCGATCTCGCGGAAGTCCTCATCACGACGCAGGTGCATCATGAAGGTAGGATCGCAAATACAACGATACAGACCATCAGCGAAGGTCGGAACGTTGCGCTTACGCATCTGCTTGACAACAGTCAGCAGGTCAGTACGCACGGAGAACTGCTGAACTTGAGCACCATACTCAGCAGTGGTGTAGGAGATGCGGCCAGTGGAATCCTTTTCTTTGCTGCCTGCAAAGTAGTAACCACCGATGTCATCAGAAGCTGCGCCATTGGCTTCAGCTTTGGCCATTTCGTCAATGAAGACGCGGTCGCGCCAACGACGATAGTCGTCCAGCAGAGTCAGAGAACCGATGCTCTGGTGGAACATGTTCAGGTTGCCGGTGTCTAACAGCAGACGCTGTGCAGTCACCAGGGTTTCCCGGGCAATTTTAAAAGTAGAAGGCTGGGTAGGATCGCCAGGATCTGCAGGGCCAGTGTACTCCTTCAGCACAACAAGCACCTTCTCCTTGGTGATGTTGCGGCTGTTGGCGGTACCAATGGTCTGATCGGAGACGCGCTCACGGCTCTCCTTGGTTCCAGGGGTTCCCCAGAACTTATAACGGTCTAACTGAACGGTTTGACCGGGTTGGCGAGTGAAGTCATGGACGACCACAGGCTCAGCAGCCATCTCGCAAATGTAAGCGGGGTGAGGGCGATAAAGCTCTGCACCTAGCAGTTTTGGAAAATCGTTCTCCTGGTCTCCAATTTCTTAGAGGGGTGGACCATCTCTTCATCCCAGTGGGATGCCGGACGCTGTATCTGGTATTACGTTACAAGATCGTGTAACCCCCAGTGGCCTCTGCACGTTCCAATCACGGGCTTGATTGGCTTCGCTCAGGATTACCCTCGGCTTTACGTTAGGGCTTCCCTGAATTCATCCAGTTTTCACTTAACGATTGCTCGCTAAGGTGACAACGCTTGAGAAGTTCAGGTGAGGTAAAATTTGGAAACTTGTTCATAAACAAAATGAATCCAAAATTAGTTTCGGGATTTGGTAATCTTTACTTGACTGAGGCTGGAAAAGCTTTTGAAAAACACTTGGATCAAGATGATCAAGAATATTTTCAAGAACTTCCCATACAATCCACCAGTAAATATGATCGAATTTCGGTTCTTGTTGACGGTAAAAGAAAAAGATTTAATTTACACGTCTTAATGGCTGTTGCTTTCTTGGGTTTAGACTTGCGTTCTCATGGTCCACACAATTTTTCTTTACAAGTTAATCACATAGATAACAATAAAAGAAATAACAATCTGAACAACTTAGAGATTGTTACTAAACAAGAAAACCTAACAAGAACTTGGATCGAAAATGATCAAACTCACAAAGGCTTTGCAAGTAAAGGGAAGGCGAAAAAATCACTTAGGAAGTTTTCAACCGAAGATGTGATTCAGATTAAAGCTTTAAAAGAAGCGGGTCTTTCTTATAGAAAGATTGCTGAAAAGTTTAACTGTAATCACGGAGCTATTTACCAAATGCTGAAAGGAAATACCTACCAGGATCTGAACTAGCTATCAATGAACACTTTGGTTTATCCTCCAGTGTCAAGGTGAATCGGGTGAAAGATAAAGCCAAACGGCTTATCTATGAAAATACTAGCATCTAGTAATTTTATATACCAGGAGGGGGAATAATCCCCCTCGGTATATATCATTCCATCACAAACAGCTTGTTAGCCATAGTGCCTGGATTTGCTTGGTTCAGAATACGCCAAGCATTTTGCGGATCGTTGACCATCTGCTGATCGAAAACATTCCAAAACTCCCGAGTATTTTGGGGGCTGGACTGCGCGGGGGGAGCAGGCATAGCTGCGCCACCGAATGAAGTAGGTGCAGTCGGATACCCGTTAGTTTCAAGCTGTTGCTCGGACTCATAAACAGGGTAAGGACCTTCGGGTCCGAAGAACTGCAGAGTGTAATCAGACAGAACATCGGGATTAGTTAAAATCTCGTTGAATGCCTTGTTTTCGACATGCTCGTTGACCGCAAAAGCAGCATAATCACAAAGAGTGTTATGTGCCCAAATGGCATATTCTGCATAATCTTCTAGACACGCACGCTCGTCAAAGGCCCAAGCGGTGGCGTCATCGAGAAGTTTTTCCAGGTTTACGGCGTACTGGTTTAGAATTCCTGGAGCCTCTGGACCGAACGCGTCCAGAACTGTCCTCGTTTCCTGACTCAGGTTGTAATGGTCGGCGACCATCTTGTCCACCGCCAGGGCTTGCTCCTGCGCGGAGGTTGTTGAGTAGGTTTGGGAATAGTTGGGCGAGGATACCTGGTTGGGCGACCAGGTCAGGCGATCCGAGCGTGAAATACCCGGGCTGATTGCCTCCGCTTGTGCCCAGCTTCCCGGGATAGCTTGAGGTAACGTCGGGGCTGGAGCTGACGGTGCTGCCTGGAACGGGGAGGGGGCTGGCTGACTCAGTAGTCCCACCACCCTGTTGAACGCCGACTCCCATGGGCTGGACGGGGGAACCGCCGCCGGTTGGGATTGGGGGACGTATTGAGACGGGCTTGATGGGTAACTGGTAGGTGCCGCCTGTACTTGTTGGGGGTAGTTCATACCCACCGGAATTTGAGCCTGAGGCTGCGCCACCGGAGCCGGTGCTGCCGCCACGTAGCTGCTGGGGGCGACGGCCACTGGTGTTGGGCTCGTCGGTTGGATCGATTGGACGGTAGCGTCCTGCATAACTCATCTCCTGTTGTAATGCTTCGAGAGTTCGATACAGATAAGGTGTTAAATCCAAACGTGGATCTGCAGCCATAGGTAAATCTGGTGACTGCGGGTGAGGGGTCTGCATCATTCCGCCCACCAGGCGACTGAATGCTTGGAAAGCTCCTTGCAATTCATTCACCATCCTGAATGGGAACCCCGATAACATCGCGGCTCGTTCCTCATCCGTTTTTTGTGGAAAAAGAAACTTCAGTGCTTCTATACTATCAACACCCAATTCTTGCAAGTTTCTAACAACAATTGAATTGTTAATTAAGTCCTGCGAGGTGTCTTCATATACTGGACCAAGCCAACGCCATTGCACAGTTAAGTCCCCGTCGGGAATTAAACCAATGACAGATGGTGGCAGCATTTCAGTTTGCAATGCAGCCATCATGATCCGCTTAACTTGCTGATCATAATTAGCCATTGCCTCTTCATACATCTCTTCTTGCTGTGGTGTAGATTCCTCAGTTAAATCAACTGGTTTTTCTAAACCGACTGCAGCAGCCAAGCTATCTCTGAAGAGTCTTTCTTCCTGATAAATAATCAACTCCATGCAACGTGCAATGCCGTGCGTATAAATAGAACGGCACTTTTTCTTTGCAGTTGCTGCAACGCGACCGTAAATAGATTTAAGTTCAGTCGCAGTTACACTTGCCGAAATACTGATTTCATCCTGACCACCTAAGGCAGTACGGATTTCTTCACGTAGAGTTCGGCTGAAAGATACCTGATCGCCTGTAACAGCGTCGGGTACGATATAACCAACACGGTCGTTTGGTTCTAAGTTTGCGATAACACGGGGAACACGAAGTTGTCCATCCATGCCTCGCGAGATTGGATCTGCTTTAAACATTGATTTGCTTAAAGCATTGTTTCCCATGAAGCCAGAATTAGCAGCAATCGAAGGTCTTTGAACCACCGAGTCTGTGCCTGTCTCCATAAGATCGGTCTTTGGTCGAGAAGACAACAAGGTTGGATTGCCGAAGAACTGAATGTTCTTCCGCATGTTTTTAACCATGTCATCGTGCAGACAGATTTGATCCGCTAGGGAATCAAATTCACCAACACCTTCTGTCGCAAAACCTTTGGGGTTGTTAAAAATTTCAACACAAGGAATGAAACCTAAGGTGTTCTTAAGCTTCTTCGTCTTTCCAGGTGCCGCTTGATCGGGCATCTCGAAAGAAATGTGTCCATCTGAGTGCGTCTCTGTAATAATACGTTTTTTAATTGAAAGTTTGATGTATTTTTTATTGCCTCCTCCATTACCCATGCCATGCATATGACCTGTCATGGAAGAGTCATCAATAACAGTAGGCTGCATAAAGCCATTGCCTTGACGCACTTTATAGCTATAGATGATTACGACTTCATCTAATTCGCCATCTACGTTGTAATACGTTCTGTACTCATGTTTTCTGAAAAAATAAAGTCGATAGTTGTTGTTAGTAGGTCGAATGTAAAATAAACCTTGGCCATCACAAAGAAAATAATCCCAAATAGAATCTAAACGTGTGTCTAATTGATTGTATTTAGCGACACGATCTAAAAAGTCTTTACGTTGGTTGCCAAAATTATCTTGACCGGGGAAGAATTCTACCCCTTGGCGAATGCCAAATAATCGCATCTGTGCTAAATGTCCAGCAACGATCCCGGTGTCGATTCCAGCGCCACCATCCTTTTCTAAATACGAATTAACAATGTCTTTTAAACGCGCTTTGGAATCTACCGCCATTACTGGGTCATCTAGATCTTTTTATTTTATCACTATTTGTCCTTGTATTTTTTAGCAGCACGTGCGGCTTTACTCGCTTTCTTTGCAGTCTCTGTGTTTGGTACAAACTGCTTTCCTTTTTTACTAGCTGCTTTTTTCTTTTCGTCAGTTTCTGTGCGTTCTTTTTCTGACATCTTTGCCCATGCAGCTTTGGGTAGATATCTTTCTGTTCTTCCTTTTTCTATAGCTTTATCTGCCATCAGTAACCTACTCCACTCCTATAATAAAAAGGATTATCCTTTCTGTACTGATCTACTGTTTGATTCATCAGCGCTCTTGCCGGTGATACAGAGGGGCCGCTCATTTCCTGCTGCGGTAAACCTTGTATGTCAATACGATTTGTTGGTGGAATAAAGGGATCGCCAGATCTTATGTTTAATTGCACTGTTGGATCATAGGCTCCTTGAGGACCCATGCTGAAACTTCCACCTACTGTAAGATTACCTTTTTGATTAGTTAATGATCCGCTTACCTCTCGCATAAACGGATTAACCCCAAAACTAGAATATTTTCCTGCTAGCTGAAAACCTCCTCCAGGCGAAATAGAGGCACGACCGGTTTGATCGCCTATCTCAATAGGCTGTCCTGTTGCCATACCTAAAATGGGATTCGCATCAGCAAAAAAGTTTCCTAATTGTCCTGACATAAATTGGTCTCTTATAACACCTATTCCTTCTTTTACTGAAGAAACGGGAGAAAGATTTTTGCCAACCTGGACAAAAGGTATGCCAAAACCTTGATAAGACCTGCCACGATAATCCCCACCATCCGCAGAAGATTTCTCTCCTAAAAATTTAAGAAATTCATCTTCTCCGCTATAAGAATTTTGATTCATTTTTATTTAGCCTTTGCTTTTTTTGCAGCAGCTACCGCTTTCTTGGCCTTATTCTTATCATACTCTTCCTTAGTACCCCATTCTTCTTTGGTCCATTTGTCTAATTTCTTTTGCTCTTTACCTTTTCCACCTTTATAACCTCCTCCTGCTTTTTTGTATTCAGAAGCAACGAGCTGAGATTTTCTAGCACTCCACT